GGCATACTTTAATAATGGTAATGTTAGTTGGGTAAATGACTCATCCGCACCAGGTGGATATGCAATTTCAATTAATGGTGGTGTAAATGTTGGTGGTGCATATGGAAGTGGTTTCCCATTTATTGCCGTTGACCAAGACGATGTGTTCTATATGGAATGTTGGATTCGTTCTTATAATGGTGCACAAAGACACTATATGGGTTCTATTGATTACAATAGTGGATTTGGTTCATTGGGTGGTAACCCTGGTTCATATGGTTATTGGGTAATGAGTAACACCTATGTGGGTACTGGTTGGACTAAAGTAACGGGATATATTGGTGGATTCGGTAACTCCGTAGGACAATTTGAAAGTGGAACTAAATATTGGACTCCGCAGGCACTATTTAACTACAATCAGGTTAGTGGTACACGAAGATGTTACATTTCTGGTTGGAAAGTAATCAAAGTAAACCAAGTAGGTGATAGAAAGTTTGCTGGTTATGTAGATGCATACCGATTCAGAGATAGAGATAACACTGGATATTATGTAGAACCTGCTGCAACTTCTCAAATGGATGTTGTATATGGTAATATTTGGTATGATAGAAACAATGATGCATATCGTTTCAATGGAGATGGACAATCAAGAAGTAACAACTTCAGAGCTTACGAATACTACGCTGATAACTGGTTTAGAAACTATAATGAAAATGAAGGTTTATATAACCAAGCAACTGGTAACCACTGGTACGCATCTTCTGTTTATTGGACTGTTGCTAGAAGTGGTAACCCACATGGTATCATCGTAAGAGATGGTTACCAAAGTACTGTTAGAGGTTACTATTACGCAAATGATTCTAATAACATTGGTATCTTAGATTCTGATGGAAACTGGGCAGTAAGAGTAGCACGGGATTCTTATGTAGAATTCAGAGATAACGATGAAGTTACCTTCAGAGTTGGACAAGGTGGTGTGGATGGTAACTATGGTACTGTTCAAACTCATGGTGGTGGTAAAGGTGGTTGGGAAGGATACTCAATCAATGGTAGATATGTGTTCATGTCAGCAAACAACAATGAATCTGGTATCTACAATGATATTGATAATGAGTGGATGACCATTTGGAGAAGAAATGGTGCAACCGAAATTTACCATAATGGTTCAAATGTACTTACTACAACTTCCGATGGTGCTACTGTTGGTGATGGTAAATTCTACGCTTATGGATTCTACGATAGAAATGGTAGTTATTACACAATTCCTGCTGGTAACTCAAGATGGAATACTGCTGTAATTAATACAATTTACTTAGGTTCTGATGGTAACAAAGGATATGCTCAATCGTATGGTACATATTCAACTTCTATGCATAAGATAGCATACATGTCCTTTGACTGGAATGCTAACTACAATACTTATTCTAATCATGGTATTGCATCTACAAATATTGATGGAAACTTTAGTGATAATATGTCCATCAACTCATTTAATGATATCAACCTAAGATTAGATGCGAATAACAACAATACGAATTCATATGTAAGAATACATGATAATTCAACTGGAAATGGTCAAAATGTAGCATACATTGGTAGAGAAGGTGGAAACTCAATTGCATACTTCTACAATAGAGTATATGGTGCAATCTACTATGACCATGACTCAAACTACTACTTTGATGGTAATGGTAACTCTCAGATGAATGAAGTTCATGTAAATGATTACATTAGACATAGAGGTGATACTAATACTTACATTGGGTTTAATACAAATGATAGATTCCGGGTTGTAACTGGTGGTTCTGAGAGATTCTGGATTTCAACTGGTGAAGTTCGTTCAAACTTAGTATTTAGATGTACTTCGGATGTTGTAGCATACTATTCTGATGATAGATTAAAAACTAAAGAAGGTAAGTTAGAAAATGCTTTAGATAAGATTATGAGATTGGATGGTTTCTACTATCGAATCAATGATACGGCTAAAGAGCATGGATATACTGATGAAAGTTTACAATTAGGTTTATCTGCACAACAAGTACAAGCTATTCTACCTGAAGTAGTAACTCTTGCACCATTTGATTCTGAAGTATTGGAAGATGGTAGTGTTAAATCTAAGACTGGTCTTGATTACTTAACCATTAAGTATGAAAGAATGATACCTCTATTAGTTGAGGGAGCTAAAGAACAACAAACTCAATATAGAGATTTACAAAAAGTTATAGTACATCAACAAAAACAACTCAAAGAACAACAATCTCAGATTGATGAATTGAAAGAAATGATAAAAAGTTTAATGAAATAATTTAAAGATTGTATTTATTCATTGACGAGTTATATTTATATATAAAGGAAAAAAGACATGGCATTACACATTAATACGCAAATTGGTACCGATAAAGGTATTACATCCGATGGTTATGTAAGAATTAATAGATTCGAAATCCAAAAAGATAGAGGTCTTATTAGAGTATTCCCAAAACTCTATATGAGTGCTGATACAGCAGCTTCTGCATCTGCTATTGATTTTGATTTACATAATCCAGCTTATACAAATAACCAATGGGATGCAAAAAACCATCTTATAAAAGAGGAATATCAGTTTCCAATGACTTCTTCTGTTGTAAGAGAAAGAGAGTACACAAGAACTGAATTAGTTAGTTCTTCGGTAGAGCAAGAAGTTCCAGACCCAGATAATCCAGGTGAAGTAATTACCGAAAGTGTTTGGAATTATGAAAATCAAATTGTAAGTGGTACTGAAGAATATACTGCTGATATTGTAGATAACTCTGCTATTACTGGTAGTTCAATTTATGAATTTGCATATCCATTATTGGCTTACGAATTAGGAGTACACTTCGGATTTGATAATGTTGAAAACATTTAATTGTTGAGTAAAATCACAAATTAAACATCATTCTTTGTGATGATGTTGGTTACATAAGATGTAATTGAAAAAAAATCTTAAAATTATCTTTTGAGGATTTTCCTTATATTTATATGTGTATTTGATTTTATTATCAAAATAAACTTATTGGAGAAATAGTAATTATGGCAGAAAGAATTGTATCACCTGGAGTATTCACAAGAGAGAATGACCTCTCTTTCTTAGCTCAAGGAATCGGAGAAATAGGAGCAGCATTCGTAGGACCTTTCAAACAAGGACCGGCATTTGTTCCAACAATTGTAAGAACTCAATCTGAATTTGAGGATAAATTTGGTACACCTGATGGAACTTACTATACAGAGTACGCAGTTCAGAACTATCTTAGAGAGGCTGGAGTTGCAACTATTGTAAGGGTAATGGATACCGGTGGTTATACTCAAGTAGACCCAATTGGTCTATTAGCTAGTGGTTCGGATGGAACTGTTAAATTGGCGGCAACTCTTCACTCAACCGCAAATGGTGATGACGAAGTTGGATTTGGTACATTTAATGTAATCGCTGATGATTCAGTATCTGGTTCGTTCTTAGTTAGTGGTAGTGGTATTGGATGGGTATCTTCATCTTTATTATCATCAGCTACAAATGATGTAAGTGATGTATTTGGTGAATCACCATTTGGTTCTAAAGCTGGATACACTTATACTTACTTCTCTGATGTTGTTGATGATATTAGTTTCTCTAATGATTCTGAAGCAGGTCCTGTAATTGGATTGGCATTAGCAGACCAAGTATTTAGTGGAGGTGTATTGAGTGATACTGTATCTGCAACTGGAGCATCTCCTGCAAACACTCCATATGTAAAATCACAACTTATTTCTGGTGAGAGATATGATTTGTTCCGTTTCCACACTTTAGGATATGGTAACAACGAAAACACAAGATTCAAAATTTCAATCTCCAATGTAAAAGCAGCCGGTGAAGATGGTGGTACCGATTATTCAACTTTCTCAGTAACTGTAAGAGCATTCTCAGATATTGATAAGAGAAAATCAGTATTAGAAACATTTAATAATGTAAACTTAGACCCAGCATCTCCAAACTTTATCGCTAGAAGAATCGGTGATAGATTCGCTACAATCGATTCAAATGGTAAGATTACTGAATATGGTGATTGGTTGAATAACTCAAAATATATTAGAGTAGAAGTTAAAGCTGCAGGAACATATCCTGTATCAGCTGCACCATTCGCACATGGAGCATATACTAACCCAATTTATGTTGGTTCTGATGAAACTTTAGTACCTGCTGTGGTTTACTCAACTTCATCGACTGGTAATACTGCTGGTTCTCCAACTTACTACGCTGGTTTCGATTTCGAAACTGCTGGTGTTAAAGTTGATAACGCTAACTACTTAAATGTTCTTCCTGATAACGCTGAAACTGGTTCAAATGTGGACTTCGGATTTGATGGTAATGTAAGTGGTGTAGGTTTATCATATGTAATGAGTGGTTCTGATTCATCTGATATGGTGAAGAGACAATTTACTTTAGCATTCCAAGGTGGTTTCGATGGTAAATCTCCTGCTAAGAAAATCGCTAAAGCTGGTGATACTGAATGGGGTGGTTCAAATACGCAAGGATTTGATTGTTCATCTACCGCAGCTAGTGGATATACTGCATACGCTCAAGCATTGAACGCAGTTTCAAACGCTGATGAATGGGATATCAATATGTTGGTAACTCCAGGTATTGTAAGAAGTTTACACCCATCAGTTGTAACTAAAGCAATTGATGTTGTGGAAGCTAGACAAGATGCATTCTATATCGCTGATTTCAACGATTATGATGATACTATCTCAGAAGCAACAACTCAGGCAACCGCAGTAGATTCTAACTATGTTGGAACTTACTACCCTTGGGTTAAGACAGTAGATACGAATACTAACAAACTAATTTCCGTTCCACCTTCAGTATTACTTCCAGCGGTTTACGCAGCAAATGACGCTATTGCAGCTGAATGGTTCGCACCTGCTGGTTTGAATAGAGGTGGTATCGTAGGAGCAGTTTCAGTATTGAATAGATTAACACACTCTGAAAGAGATACTTTATACGAAAACAAAGTAAACCCAATCGCAGCATTCCCTGGACAAGGTATTGTGGCATTCGGACAGAAAACTCTTCAGGACAAAGCATCGGCATTGGATAGAATCAATGTAAGAAGATTGTTAATCGCTGTTAAGAAGTTTGTAGCATCTACATCTCGTTATTTAGTGTTCGAACAAAACACCGCTCAGACAAGAGGTAGATTTATCAACACTGTACAACCTTACTTAGAGGGTATCCAACAAAGACAAGGATTGTACGCATTCAAAGTGGTTATGGATGAGACTAACAACACACCTGATGTAGTTGATAGAAACATACTTGCTGGACAGATTTTCCTACAACCGGCTAAGACCGCTGAATTCATTGTAATTGATTTCAACATCTTACCAACTGGAGCATCGTTCTCAGCATAAACAAAAAAGTGAATAACTAATATTTATTAGTATAAAAGAGGAAATATAAAATGGCAGAAGTATTAGAATTTAACGAAATGTTCTTCACCAACTTCGAACCGAAGATGAAGAACCGCTATATTATGGAGATTGATGGTATTCAGTCATACTTAATCAAAACAGCGGCAAGACCTTCAATCAACTTCGAAACTGTGAAGTTAGACCACATCAACACTTATAGAAAACTACAAGGTAAAGGTGAGTGGCAGGATATCAACATCACATTGTATGACCCAATTGTACCTTCAGGTGCACAACAGGTAATGGAATGGGTGAGATTGGGATATGAATCTTTAACTGGTAGAAAAGGATACGCAGATTTCTACAAAAAAGATATCGATTTTTATATGTTAGGTCCTGTTGGTGATAAAATCGAACAATGGAAGTTAAAAGGTGCATTTATTGCAGCAGCTAACTTCAACGATTTGGATTTCTCTTCTAATGACCCTGCTGATATCGAATTAACTTTAGCATACGATTACGCTATCTTAGAATTCTAATAAATTATCCACTACTATTATATTTGAAGAAGGTTCTCTTTGTGAGAACCTTTTTTCATTTTATAACTTTTTTATTTTGATATACTTATATATACAAACAAATAAAGGTTTAATATGAGCGATACAAAATTTGAATTTCCAACGGAAATCATTGACTTACCATCAAAGGGTTTAGTTTACCCAGAAAATCATCCTCTCAGAAAAGGTAACATTGAAATCAAATATATGACTGCAAGAGAAGAAGATATTCTTGCTTCTCAATCTCTAATCAAAAAGGGTGTGGTTTTGGATAAACTTTTCGAATCAGTAGTGGTTGAAAGGGATGTTAATATCAATGATATTTTTATTGGTGATAAAAACGCAATTCTTTTAGCAACAAGAGTAATGGGATATGGTGCAGATTATGGTGTAGAAGTAACTGACACATTTACATTAGAACCACAACAAGTAACAATTGATTTATCAAAAGTTAAAACCAAAGATTTTGATGAAAAAATCTTAAATGGTGATAATAGATATAAATTTAAGTTACCAAAGAGTGGTGTAGAGTTAGAATTTAAACTTCTAACACATGGTGATGAGATTGAAATTACCAAAGAAAATCAAGCATTAGCTAGATTGTACAAAGGTAAGGGAGATACTACATTTGATGTAACTACTCGTTTGAAATATATGATTCAATCAATAGATGGTAACTCAGATAGAGGATTCATCACGAAGTGGGTTCAGAATTCATTCTTAGCAATGGATACCAAAGCATTCAGAAAATTTGTTAAAGAAATCAGTCCTGATATGGATTTAACCTTCGAATTTACTTCGGAGATAACGGGTGAAGCGGAGGCACTCGATATCCCGTTTGGGATTAGCTTTTTTTACCCTACCGAGTGATTATAGTATCCAACTTCACAACCAAATTTGGGAGTTGGTTAACTTTGGTAACGGATTTACTTGGCGAGATGTTTACTTCATGCCAATCCAATGGAGAAAGTTCTACTTTAAGAAGTTGGCTGATTTGAAGAAGAAAGAATCGGAAGAGTATAAAAAGATACAACAAAAGTCAAAAGTGAAGGTTAGGAGATAATCTTCACTTTTTTTATATCTTATATTTATAGAAGTATAAATAGGAGAATTCACTATGAAAAAAGAAACTACAAATGAAGGATTATTTTCTGCAGCTGATAAGTTTGTTAATGCTTTCTTTAAAGGATTAGAGAAAAACACAGCAAATCAAATTATCAAAAAAGCAGAAAAAGCCAAACTTCCACCTGAAGCATTAAAGTTGATGAAGGCCATTGAAACTGACCGTGAGGAATTAAAAAAAATACTGAAAGACTTTTAATAAATCGTTAGATGGCAGATAATTCACAAAATTTAAAGATTAGTGAGCGTATTTTACAATTACGCAAAGATATTACTGCCGCATCGCAAAAGGAGACGGAGTTAACAGAGCAAGAACAAAAATTACTACAACAAAACGAAGCTACTCTTGCTAAGATATTAAAGTTCCAAGAAAAGAGATTAAAAGCAGCTTTAGGTACTAAAGAAGCCGAATTAGATGTTAAAAAAACCATTTCAGCACAAGCTGCGGATTTAAGTTCTATATCATCTTTATATAGTGGATTAACATCGAAGCAAAAAGAAAGCTTAAAAACAACCCAAAGCATAGCTGAATCTGTATATGGTACTATGCTGGCGGATGATGGTAGAAAGGAATTATTAGATAGTACTCTACAAGGTGTTAGTAGATTACAAGCTCTTCAGCAAAAAATGGCAGAGACTGGTCCTGAGGATTTAGAAACCCAACAATCCATTCGTGATGCATACCGAGCTGAACAATATGTATTAGAGAAAACCATTGCTTCAAAAAAAGTAAGTTTAACTTTAAGTGATGCAGAAGTCGATGCGTTGGAACGAATGTTGAAAACCCAAGATGGTAATTTAGAAGTTGCTGAAAAGTATGGAACTCAATCTAAAATGACTAAAGAGTTCTTAGAAAAACAAATAAATGTATATAAGGGAATAAATTCAACCATAAGAGGTGTTT